ATTGCGACTGCGAACACGAAGGGCAAGGGCAGCGACGATGGTCGATTCATCGGCACCAATTTACTCAACGAAGCATTCCTGGAACGTTTCGCGATCACTGTTGAGCAAGAGTATCCGCCAGCCAATACTGAGCGCAAGATTCTTGAAAAGAATTTCGCTGTTCTGAATATCACTGACACGACGTTCATTGATCGTCTGATCACATGGGCTGAGGTTATCCGCAAGTCTTTTGCTGATGGTGCGGTTGATGAAGTCATCTCGACTCGTCGTCTTGTGCATATCAGCAAGGCATTCTCTATCTTCAACAATCGTTTGAAGGCAATTGAGATGTGCTTGAATCGTTTCGACGCTGACACCAAGACTGCGTTCTTGGATCTGTATACGAAGGTTGATGCTGAGGCGACTCCTGCTCCTGTGGCTCCTGAAGCCACAGCCACCACTGCGCGTCCAGATGAATTGGTCATAACCAAAGACTACAACACACTCTCTACCACCTTTTCGTATAAGGGTGAGTCTGTGACATTCTCTGAGTTGGAGATTGAAGAGTTGCGAAATCAAGGATTGTCGAGCGAGCAAATCAAACTCCGTATTATCTCGACTCTTGAGAAGGTTGCTGTTCGCAGAAGCAACGGCGGTGTGTTCTAATAGGAGATTATCATGGGTCTCGATATGTATTTGAATGCTTCGAAGTATCTTTCTGATTACAACGAAGCAGATAAAGAAACGAAAGAAGCAATGGTGAAATTGTTTCCTGAGTTGAAAGATTATATGAAAAATGGTGGATTCACATTCAAGGAAGTGACTGCTGAGGTTGGATACTGGCGAAAGGCAAATGCGATTCATAATTGGTTTGTAGAGAATATTCAAGAAGGCAACGATGATTGTAAGGCATATTTCGTCGGTCGAGAAGAATTAGGCAAACTACACGAATTGTGCCAACAAGTCTTGGCTGATCATAGTCTTGCTGCAGAACTCTTGCCGCCAACTGATGGATTCTTTTTCGGCAGCACTGAACTTGATGAAGGATATTTCGATGATCTTCGAAACACGATTGAGATCATTGATCATGTTCTTGCGCTTCCTGAAGATTGGATGATTGAATATCAATCAAGTTGGTAAGCAAGAGTTTACTTTTGGGATTTGTTATTATATAATAACAAGTATGTCGCAAGGAAAGCCCCAATCTTGCGATATTATTGAAGGGGTGTTTTTGTGAAGGTTATTAATATGTCTAATGCTCTTAATTCGTTTGTTTCTTATCTTGCTGACGGCAACACCGTGACATCGCGTCAAGTTCGCGCCATGTTCAAGGTTGACAATGCTGCTGACCTCGCTTATCGCGCACGCAATGAAGGTATCTCTGTATACACCAATCGCGTCACGAATTCGCGTGGTGAGAAGGTTTTTGCCTATCGTCTTGGCAATCCTTCGAAGCAGTTCGAGAAGTATCTCGATCAGGGTCAAATTGCACGTGCTCGCAAGACTCTCTACCGCGATGCTATCAGCGTCACGATGGGCTAATCAGCCAATTCTAAAAAACTGAAAAAGTTCTGTGGGGGTGCAATGCCCCCACAGTTTCATTTGCGTTTCGGAAAATACTGAGTTTGACATTGCGCCTTGCTGGATATATAATATCATGAGCAGGAGAAAACTATGACAAAAGTTATTATTGCCAAATCAAAATTTGATTGCGAACATTTGCTAGGTCAATTTCTTGATGAGTCTCATTTTGACACTCTCATCAATGAAGACACTGATTGTTATCTTGGAAGTGAACACGAAGATAATATTGCATTCAAGTTTCGTAAAAATTACTTCAGCAAACAAGAGCAAGATGCTGCGTATGCTGGATTGAGAGAAGCAGCAACACCAACTCAAAACCGTGGGCTTGCTGCTGGACCGAAAGGTGAGAAATGCGGTGGTCGTGAATGGGCTACTGAGTTTCAATTGCGTGTTTTAGAATTCTTCAAGAAGCAGCCAGAAAATTCTGTTGTCAAGATTGATGTTGCTGAAGAAGTAGAAAATCTTCGAGAGAAATATAAAGACGAAGGTTCATCACGTGGTCTTGTTTGGTTGAGTGCCAAAGTCAAAGAGGATAATTTTGACTTTGATAAGTGGCTCAAGAAAGCAGTTAAGATGTCTGTGAAGGATCGTAAAGAAGAAGCACGTGGTGTTGAAGAAACTTATATCTCTGACACAACTTATGCCAATGTAGTTTTGTCTGGCATTGCTGGATGGTTTGATCGTTATCCTCGCATTCCATATGGTCGTGCGACAGCATATACGCAAAACTCATTTGATAAATTTCAAATGTCATTTCCGTTTTTACAAACACTTGATCGCGGTTTTGCAGAATTGTTACCAAATCGTCATGCTGCTCAACGTGAAGCAGCAGATAAAATTGACCCAGCATTCCTCGTTCCACAAACTGTGTTTACAACAATCACAGTGAACAAAACATTTAGAACAGCAGCGCATCGCGATGCTGGTGACTTTACGAATGGGTTGAGTAATCTTCTCGTTCTTTCAAATAATGGCAATTATACAGGTGGATATCTCATATTGCCAGAAGTTCGTATTGCTGTGAATGTACGACCAGGTGACCTGCTGCTTGTCAATAATCATGAGTACATTCACGGCAATACACCTATTGAACTACAAGATGAAACTGCTGAGCGTGTAAGTCTTGTTTGTTATCTGCGTGAGAAGATGCTCGAACTTGGAAGCAAAGAGTATGAAGATCATCGATTTAATTATGTTGAGTCACGTCGAAAAAACAAAGAACATCCACTCCAACGAAGACTCTGGAATGGCATTTCAGAAGGAATGTGGGAAGAACAAGAGTGGTATGACTATCTTGAGAGAGTTGGTGGAAAAGAGATGGTTCAAAAATACCATCCAAAAGCATATGAAGAAATCTCAACCCTAGAAAATATGTTCGCCTAATATGTGCGCAATCATTGGTGCTTATATTGAGAACCCAAGTTCTCGTGACTTGATTATGCTTGCTGATGTTTTTCGCGAGTCTAGTATTCGCGGATTACATGCAACTGGTGTTTCTTGGGTGCGTGATGGCGAAGTTAAAACTCGCATTGAGGCTAAACCAGCCACACAGTTTTTAGAATCACTCGATCTAAACAATTGTGTGAATGAAGATGGCAATCTATATCTAATTGGTCACTGCCGATATTCTACGTCTGATCTTGAGTTCAATCAGCCATTATGGAATGAGAATATTTCGATTGTGCATAATGGCGTGATCACACAAGAGATGCCAGAGAACTGGGAACGTCTATATGGATACAAATGCAAAACCAGAAATGACAGTGAGTTGATCCTTCATACTCTTGAGGCAAAGAAGTCTCCATTACTTGAGTTTCAGAATGCTTCCATGGCTGTAATTGAGTTATACAAAGAAAATAAACTGCGTTTCTATCGCAACGGTAAGCGTCCAATTTACTTTACTTCTTTGCCAAATGGCGGTATAATTACTTCAACGAAAGATATTGCAATTCGTGCTGACCTCAAAAATCCTATTGAGATTGGTATGAACTTTTATACCACAATTGGCAAAGGTATCTTTCAGAAGAACTATGTTTTGATTGATGATGCAAAGGATTTACAGCATGTACGATAAGTCAACGTTTACATATGGTGCTGAGATTGAATGGGGTGATATTGATCGTCGTATGGAGATTCCCCCAACTCTCGGCAAATGGGAATATGCTGAAACAGACATTGTAAATCTTCATCCACCATTTCAATATCGTGCTTGTGATCCACTTGGCAAAGAGCCATGGATGGGCGGCGAAGTCAATATGATGCCAACTAAAACTTGGCAGGAACAAGTTGATCGTATCATGCGTTTGAAAGAAATGTTTATTGAGTATGGCAATATGCCTACTGCTTCCTGCGTCAATCATGGACATATTCATGTCTTTGTTCCAGGATTGAAAAATGATATTGATGGACTCAAGCGTTTGATTGCTTACATTAAAGACAATCAACAAGATACCATTGAAGCCTGTTATCAATTCTATGAAACTTCTGAGATGAAGCAAGTAGAAGGCGCAAAGATGTATTTGAAGTTTGATGGTGGTCGTCCAATGCCTGACTATATGTGCGACAACATTATCAATCTTGCAACTGACTTTGATCATTTTATTAAATTACATGCTGCTGGCAAAGATGGCGTATCAATGGGTCGACCATTTAGATTTGCCATTAATACTTACTGCATGAAGCATACTGGTACGATTGAGTTTCGCTGCTTCCGTTCCACAACTAAACGTGAGGAAATGGAATCTCAGTTTCGATTCGTGGAAAAGTTCGTCGACTCAGCACTGAACCAGGGTCCCTCAGTGAAGGAAATTCTTTCTGAATCTGATTATAAATTTCCACCATTTAAGTGGAATTTGGATGAATATCATGGATGGCAGCAAACCAAATATCCAAAGGAACGTGGAGAAAAGAAACGCGAGTTCCATGAGGCTGCGTGATACAAGTCGCGATGAATTCGTCGCGCATATCACTGAAGATAAAGCAGACTCTTTTGCCAAGACTTTTGTGGCAAAGGCTGACATGCAGGAACAATGGCAGTACTGTATTGGGTGTTGGGACGGCGGAGAGTTGGCTGGCGCGATTATCACGACACGATCTAAGAAAACTCCATATGTCTTCAATCTACAATTGCTTCATACGTTTGCGAAACATAGACGTAAGGGTGTTGCAAGATTACTCACTCAAGACTCTCTTGATCGCGCACAAGGTCTTGGCACCAGTTACTATCGCGTTTCAGCAGAGCCTGATGCAGTCGTATTCTATGAATCCATGGGATTCAAATTCTTGGGAAAACAGAAAAGTGGATGTTCGCTGAGTATGTTCAAGATTAATGGCAAGAATTTCGCCGATGGAATCTATGATCTGAATGATCCTGTTATACATGCAGCAGTGTATAAAAAGGGTAAAGGTGGATGTGTGCAAGTTTATTAAAATTGCTGTTTACTTTTGCGATTAGATAACCTATAATATATCTGTCGCTAATAGTGGTGACAATTTAACCTTATATGGCATAATGTTATTTGCCGAAGGAGTTTGATATGTTGACTAGTAAAGTGTGTTATGTTTATGGTTTTCGTAACATTGAAAATGGGATGATGAACATTGGTTATAAGTCCCCCAAAACCGATAAGTTAGATTATATTTCTTCAATCTCTAGTGCCCAGTTCTGGGACGACTTTTACAAGGGTAAACTTGAAAAGTCTTTATTGTTCGAAGGTAGTGCGCATGAAGACGATATCGCTCAAACACTTGAGTGGTTTGGTCTTGATTATGGCATGTCTTGGAACAAAAATATGTTCTACAATAAATCAAACAATGCGCATTGCATTGATGAGTCATTGCTAACTGAAGAACATAAGCAAACACTCGTAGATTGGATTGAGGGTCGTTCTGAAGGCATCAAGCCAACTGACCGCTTTGTTCAAGACAAAACAACTGTAACAACAATTCATGAAGCGATAAAGTCAGGTCAATACAAAGTTGTTCTTGAACCTGTCAAAACTGTTCACGCATATAAGAGAAATCAAATTCGCGTTGAACAGATTGACGTTAACCATGTTCGTAAGATCAAATCTCGGTTTGATCAAAACCCCAAAGATGCTTGGGATTGGTTGATGAAAGATCCTGTAGTTGTCGTTGTTTCTCGTCATAAAAACAAAATTGTATATACCATTCTCAATGGGAATAATCGCCTTGAGGCAGTTTCGAGAACTGCGCTCAAAGAGATTCCTGTTGTCTATATAAATGAAACTGAGTTTGGTGCTGATGAGAAAACTCGTAATGCCAACTATGATCTGTTTGGTCTTTTAGAAAATAAAGAGGACTTTATTGTTCGTAAAACCAATACAGATGGTGACATCAAGAGAAATATCAATAACTTCTTGGTGAGCGAAGGATTTGATCTTTCTGATCCGCTTCAGGTCGACAGTGCTCGTGAATTGATTTATGAACGATTCTCGTTGATCACTGAAGACAAGAAAAAACTCAATGGTTTGTTTCGTTCTATTATGAACGATTTTGCAACTCAACAAAATGCTTTAAAGTATCAAGACAATTTGATTGCCTATGATGACAATTTCTTGAACAACTACAAAGTGAAGAAGTATGAGTTGAAAGGTGTTGCAGCGATTCATGCAACTGCTTCGAAGGCAGAACATGCTGTTGCCCTTGGTTATATCGTTCACAGAATGTACAATATGAAAAAGAAAAAGGGTGCTATTGTTTTGTATTTCAAGAGCAAGAATGAATTGGCTATTGATGATCAAGAAAAGCACATTGACAAACTTCGTGATATGATTCAATATATGCAACTTGATGTAACTGTTGATGTCCTCCCTGCGTTCAACAACTAAAGAGAGGCGCGAGTCATTCATCCGCTGGTATGCGTGGTCGATGCAGTTTGGCGACTGCGATCCAGCGGTATGGATGACAAACTATCTCCACCGTCGATACGAACACAATGATGAGGAAAAACTCTGGCTTGCATGGCTTTATGGTAACACCTATCAATTGCCAACTGCATGGGTTCTAAAAAATGAATTCCCAGACTATGAACTTGCTACCGTTGATCGTATCGAATGGTGGAATAGTCACAACTACAAAAGACTCAGATACCAAGTTGATACAAAGTGGAACAAAGGTCACTTGCCTGCCATGTTCGCATCTTACCAAAAGTTTATTGGCAAGAAAACTCAACGTGAGGTTCTAGAAAATTATTATGGCGACAACGAAACGCAATCTTTCCACAATCTTTGGAATAATCTTAAAACTTCTCTTCACAAATTTGGTCGCTATTCCACTTGGTTTTACCTTCAGCATCTTGTTCATACTGCTGGCATTGCTTGTGTACCTGACAGCCTCATGCTTGACGATTTTGCAGGCTCTCGCTCTCATCGTAATGGTCTGCATCTCGCCCTCGGGCAAGATGACAAATATGATGTTAAACTCACTTCTGGGGAATGCGCAGACCTTGAAAGCCATGCCAAAGAAATTCTTGAGGAAACCAGATCTCGATTCCCTCAACTGAGCAATCAAATCGATTTCTTCACGATGGAGACTTGCCTTTGCTCATTCAAGAAAATCTTTCGTGAACATCATGGTCGATATCTTGGTTATTATCTTGATCGCCAGTCTGAAGAAATCAATCAAGCAGAAGGCGACGGTTGGACTGGTATTGAATGGAATGTTTTGTGGCAAGCAAGAAATGAAACTCTTGATCTCAGACTTGCTCCGAGAAATACAATCAACAAAGAAAAGTTTACTTATTTCTTAAGAACAGGTAGAATAGAACGAATGGATTGGATGTTCGATGATGAACAACCAGTGAAAGAAGGTTTGGAGGCATTATGGTAAGAGTGATTGCTATGGGTGGTGAGCCAGCAACTGGCAAAACCACTTTGATGTTTAAATTGATTTCCATGGCTGATGATTGGGTTACTTCGAAGCCAGAGAAACTTCTTGATGCAATGTATTCCAAGAAACTGAATCTTTATATTCTTGGCAAGTATGTGAATGATGGTAATGTGTTCCAGGGCACTGATCGTTTGTCAATGGCAGTTCAACCAGATGCTACTGCGTTCTTTAGTAATCTTGCATACGAATCAAATGCAGATGGTCATAGTGTAAATGTGATCTTCGAAGGCGATCGTTTGTTCAATGGTAAGATGTTGGATAGACTCTCTGAACTTTTCCCAAATGATTTCAAGATTCTAATCCTTACAGTTAAGGATAGCACTCTTGATCAACGTCACATTGATCGCAAAGATGATCAAGATGACAAATTCAAAAATTCTCGTAAGACTAAAATCTCGAATATCATGGGGTCGCTGACTCTCATGGACTATATAGAGACAATGGTCAACGAAAACCTCGATGATCAATCTAAGATTATTGACAATATTAGAAAATTTTACAACTGGAGTGAATAATTATGCAGTTAGAAGTTAAAGTTGAAGAGTTGC